CCTTAAATGATTGTGGAACTTTTTGTCTGCCCAAGCGAATAGAATCCCCAATACTTGGAGCGCCAGTAAGAAATTGTTGGATTTTTCCTTCGATTTGACAGTTTGGACAAGAGCCATTTAAATGTTCTTCTCTTTCAGCAATACGACACCAAATTTCAAATTCATGATCACAATCTGTACATTTAAAATCATATCTCGGCATAATATTATTAATTCTCCATAATGTGTTCTTGCGTGAATTTATTTTTCACAATAGTATTCCATTGGTTAAGTTTAATTTTACATTTTCTAAACGATGAAGGATCGGTTGTATTGTTTCTAACGTAAACCCATTTACGACCTACTTTAACCACAATAGTCCTTCTCCCAGAACCAATGCGAGGCATTTCATCTTGCAAGTGAACTGAATAAATCTGCTCTCTCATTATAATTGCCTCTTATCATTATATATCTCTAACCATCTCTACAATATTGCGTTTCACGCATTTTTAAAAAATGGGGGGGCATTGCACCCCCCACCAAATTTACTCTTTAGTTGAAATAAAAGTATACAACTCTTGAGCCTTTTTCATAATGTCTTTGGGAACTGGCATTTCTGGTTTCATGTGTTGTGTATGTTGAACTAATTCCTCAACACTTTTATTCCATGTCTCTGCAGTCGCATTCAAAGTTTGCCAATAGGTATCCATTGCCACATGGTAACTTTGTTCAGACATTTCTTTTGCCATTTTTAAAACTTCTAGTCTAATTTCAAATGGATTTTTATTACTCATCTTATTTATCCTCTTCTGTGTGATGTGTGTAAATAGCAACTTTATAACGTTGCTATTTTAAATAGCAACTTTATAGGAAGTTGCCACCTTTATTATATAGTACAAAAATTAGAATGAAAAACTAAGTCCCACTTTTGCATCTTCATATTCAAGCTTTTCGCTCGCTTCAATATTGCTGAAAAGTGAAAGTTGTGGAGACATTGCATATGAAACACCCAAGTTAACACCATCAAAATTAATTATATCTGATGCTACATTAGAATCATATGAGAAGTCTGCCCATGGACGCAAAACAAATCCTTGTGGAAGTGCCATTGTATATCCTAATTCAGATGTGAAATTTTCATTTTCTACACTGTACTCAATTTGTCCTTCTACATAACCTCTATTGCCTTCTGCCATTGCAGACGAACATAAAAAAACCGCCGAAGCGGCTCCGAAAAAAAACTTTGTCATTTATTAAATCCTTTTACTATGACTGTGGGCCCGTTTAGTAACAAGGTGGAACCCATACCCCGCTGATCATGCTGCTAGAGCAAACTCAGGTGCAAAGTTATCGTTTGCGTTTAGTTTTGTTTGACCGAATATCGTAGGTCAACACGGTAATCTACTCTCATCTCTACACACCTGTCGATCCTATTTCGCCCCCATCATAAACACACTACTTGCAGTATCTTCCTCTGCGTAACCTCGTTGGAGGTAACTTAGTTTATTCGTAGCCTTGCCACTTCTAGTTCAAAGCAGTGTGTTTATGGTGGAGGCGTTGGGTACTGCCCCCAAGTCCAGTATGCATGTTGAATCGTATCAACAATTACAAGTTTATTTATACACTATTCTTTTCTTTTTGTCAAGCAAAAAAATGTATAAAAAAATATAGTGCAATAATACAACACCAATTTTATACCATGAGCTCAAAGTGTGGTGCATCAATAAATGGGCGCCTTCCCTGAGAACGTCTTAAATCGACATAGGCGTTCATGGCATCTTCCATGGAACCATCCCACTCCCTAATGTCATCAATGTGCCAGGCTGCACCCCAGCGGATTGCTACGTCCTCTTCTATTGCAGCTGCCTTCATTGCATCAGCAACTTCATCATACACATTGAGTTCCCAGACTCCACGGCCGCCAACATAGGCCATCAAGTCTACTGCGAGTCCATCAAGATGTTTACTCTTCATTGTTTGACTTGCGCCCTTTGCAACTAAAGCCTCTTGTTCTTCGAGCGTTCTTAAACCTTGAATCACTCCAAAATCGACCTCAGTCAATTCGATAGCACGGCTGACAACTCTAACCATGTCATCATGAACACCTTCCATTTTAGAAAGTGATCTATTTGATAATTTAAAAGCCATTTTTAATCCTTTTCTTTTTTGTTTTCGGGGGTAGTAAATTTAAATGTAACGTCATCTGGAGTTAAAGATACGTTATACTGTTGACTAAAAGAAACATCGGAAGTATCTAAGGTAAAATTCATACCATCAGTAATATTCATACCATCAAATGTGATAGAACCTATATCATACTCCCCAGAACCAGTAGTCAGTGTTATAGTGTCTTCTGATTTTACTTTTTGAGGAAATTCAACAATTTTTGCAGTGTTATCTAAACCGTTAAGTCTATTATACATTTCTTCTGCATTCATAGAATATTCATCAAACAATTCTGCTCCCATAGTAGAATCATAGTCTTTATCAGTCACACTTTCTACATGTTGAATTTCACCTCTCTTAATCCAATCAAATCCTACTGCAATCAAAAAGGTTTCGATTTTCTCCAACACCTCACCAAGTGTTGCATCTGTCGCATCGAATGAATGAGTAATAATCTCATCATTACCAGAATCGGTATGTACACTACTGAGAGTGTAATTTGTACTGTAGTCTTTCATCATTAGTCTCCTGAGAATTTCTCCTCTGTCTGTTTATATACGCCTGTCGATGGAAATGATGCCGCATTCTTGACCTTGCGGCACGTAATCCAATTCTTAATTGATTTATTTTTGCCTTCCCCATAATACACTCCAGAATTATATAGGTTATTAAAAAAAATTATCAATAGTAATATCTGCTTTGTATCTTGCAATATTACTCTTGTTATGTTTTATGTCATTACTATGAACAAACGGCATATCATCGCACCACTCATATTCTGTTTCGCCTGGACGTTTAATTTTCCACTGCAAATCTTCATCTTTTGGATATCGATTTGTCCAACAACAAGTAGAATGTCTATTCATATACTTTCTATCTGTCTTAGTCAATGGGTAGATATATCTGAACTGTTTACCCCATACTCTTGAAAACCCCATATCACCCATTTTGGCGTCATTTGGTCGAGGGCCATACTTTGTATCATGTCTCCCCATCTCTTTCTTCATCTTTCTTTGTATAGTCCTAAAATGCACCTTCTCGCCTGTCTCAGAGACATATACATCAGACCATATAAAACCACCGTAAAGAAAGTTTGCAGATTGGTAAACATATCCTGGCTTTCCAACTATTCCATCTGCCCAAGTATACAGATATTTTACATCTGTATTTTCACGCATCCATTTTACTGTTTGAGATAACATTTGAGATTCGGAGTTTCTGGGCATAGAATCATCCATACACATCTTTCCAATCTCAAAGTAATCAGAAGTTGTCAAATCTGGAAACATTTTTTTAATTGTTCCCATAGGATTAGTTCCCCATCCTAAAGTTAAAACACCAACCAGCTTATCATCTAAGTGAAAACCTAGATAATGTTTAGTTAGTCGAGGCATAACTGCAGAATAATGGCGTTCTGCAACAAATACAGAAGCATTATTCTTGTGAAGGGGTCTTATATCATACATCAAACAACCTTATAATCGCTCATAGTAGCTCGTTGTTCAACTTCATCCCACATACTTTTCTGATCTAGATAACTAAGCATATTTTCTGGAGTTGTTAGGATATATGGATCATCATCACTTCCATCGTTATTGATGCCCGGCTCTTGCCACCACTGCTCAACAACACCATTATTAATGACACACATATATCTCCAACTACGCAAACCAAAACCTAAGTGGTTTTTACCAATCAACATTCCCATGAAACGAGTAAAGTTTCCAGAACCGTCTGGAATTACTTTCACATTCTGAATATCTTGCGACTTTGCCCAAGCATTCATAACAAATGCATCGTTAACTGAAATGCAATATACTTCATCAATACCATAATCTTTAATCTTTGAATAATTACTTTCAAAGCCTGGCAATTGATATGTAGAACAAGTGGGTGTAAATGCGCCGGGCAAGCTGAATAAAACTACTCTCTTACCTTTAAACAATTCATCACTTGTTACATCTTCCCATCGATATGGGTTTGGGCCTTCGATTGATTCATCTCTGACCCTAGTTCTGAATACCACGCAGGGTGGACTAAATCCTTCTATCATACAGCGGGTTCTCCTCTCATCATAAATTTTCTTTGTTTCCTAAAATCACCCCAAAGTTCACTTGCCCTAACCTTTATAAAAGGTTTATTGGTTTCTGTAGTATTTGGGTTTGGAATTGTAAGAACTACATTCTTGCCTTGTTGCCATGCCTCTCTTTGACGAATTGCATGTACAAGAGTACCCTTCGGACTTTTGGTTCTATTCTTTCGTGATACACTACGGCGCTCGCCTTTAGATGTATAATTATTTCCCATTTGCTTTACCACCCATTAATCTAAATCTCCATGTTCTCTAAGTCTTTCAAATCGAAATGATCTCCAACCCTCTTTTTCCAAATCCCAAACAACAATAAGGTTTGGATCTTTTTCTTTTTGGACTGAACCTGTCGCTTCTACTGGATTATCAGGCCACGGCACGATCTTCGGATTTGTCGTGCAGTGCATTACTCTTAGAGTTCCGTCTGCCTTTTCGAACACTACTCGTTGTGTCTTTTCTTGTAGAATTGCCTTTAGTGTTGCTGCGTCCAGAGTTACTATTGGACTTTGTTGTTGCATTTCTTCTGCCATTATTTTTCACCTTTTTTGATTTTACAATTTTATCATTATCGCATGATTCTTTGTATAAGTCAAGATAAAATTTCCAATGTTTTTCAGTATTATTATATCTCGCATTATATAATATACTCCAATCATCTATTCCGAAAGACAATAGATGTCTACCATGTTTCGTTTCCTTAGTAATTGCATACTGAGCGCCATGGGGGCCAGGAAATTTTATCTGTTCATCAATTAAACTAGTATCAAACTTTTGTATAGGGGGTGGTGGGGGATATGAACGAGATTTCTTTTTTGGTTTTGCAGGAGGCGGTTTAGGGCCTTTATATCCAATCTCGTAACATTTGGGTTCTGGGGGCAATGATGCTACCCGAGCGGCCTCCATCTCTGCTTTAGTTCTACGCTTCCTC